TCCGCTCATCCGCTGCATGACCTGCTTATCAAACGTGGCGTTTGGATAGAGCAGGTCGAGGTGGGCATAGCGAACCTTGTGACGAACACGATAAACGTGGTCGATGCGATCATCTGGGCCAGTATCAAGCACCACATGAGGCAAAGGAATGGCGGAGAATACGATTGGGTTGAGCGCATCCCCCTCTTCAACCGCAAGAATACCTGTTCCAACCGCCAAGTCCATGAACGACTCATGCACTTCTTGGCCAAAGTTTGAGTTCTGAATAATGTCAAAGACGTATTCAGTCACCTCATCGAGCTCATTGTCTACTGCGTCACGCTCTTCAGGCGGGACTTCACTGCCTGCAATCAGGTCAGCCCAGCGTGCAAAGTTTGGAACAATGCCATGCTGCAAGCGGCTGGCAAATTCCTGCACGCCGACAACCGCAGTCTCGTCAAAGATTTTATCATCTCGACGTTGACCCGCAGTCTCGGAATAGAATGACTCACGTTGAGGCAGTGCATACTCATAGCACTCCTCAAACAACGGAACCCAGTTCTCACGAAAGGCTTTGGCCTTGTCGTAGCTCTGGAGGTATTTCTTTGCGATTTGATCCATTAGTTAAACCGCTGCAAATAGCCCGCGCCGCCGCCTGAAGAGGTAAACAAAGAACGGCGACCTTTGCCGCCACGCTTGCCCTGACGCTGAGTGCGAGCGCTCAGTGCTTCGCTGATGTCTTCGCGCTTTTGCTTCGCACGATCTTCAGCCGCCTCACGGTTTACAAGGTCAGCTTCTACACGCTGCTCTGCTGCTGCTTGTTGTTCGGCCTTAGAAGGCCCGCCGCCACCACACATAATGAATCTCCTTCTGGTTTCATACTGATACGCACAGAAAACCGAAGTCTTCAATGCACAAACTAGAGCCTAGACCAAAGGCTCGGCTTCTTTCGTTGCTTTGGGCCGCGAGTAAACACATCGAAGTCACGCTTGGCAACCGTTGGCTGCGCTGGCTTCTGACTATTCATCAAGGCTCGGCCCTCACCAGCACCCAAGAAGAGGTATTGAGCCGCATCGTGAATGTGAGAGAACATGTTTTTGTCTGGCTTGTCAGCATACCGCTCGCCAGAAACCTCCATGCGCTTGTAAGCATAGCCGCCCTCAAAGCCTTTGATCAACTGTTGGCAACGAGGGTCGATCAGAAGCACAGGCTTGCCCTCAATCATCTTGGTAAGCTGCGAGCTTACTGCTTCAAGGCGTAGATCAACGGAGTTTGACGGGGCAGGGAAGGCTCGAAGGCCAGCACCACGCAAGATATGGAAGGGCGTAGACTCATCGGTCTGCGCTCGGAAGTCACCAGCAGGGTCACCAATGATAATAGCCTCAGAGGCCGCAGAGAAACGTGTCGCAAGCTCATTTCTCAGCACCTCTGCGAAGCGCACGATGCCCATATCAATGGCCACGATCTCCGATTGCAGGAACCAGCGGCCTCGAACCTTCTGGCCCAGCACGGCGGCAGGGGTAAGACCGAAGTCAACGCCCACATAGACTGGGTGTCCAGCCGCAATGGGTATCTCTTCTTTGGCAACGTGAACTTCTGGGGCGAACATTGGATACACTGGCTTGCCTTCCTGAATATGGCCAAGCCTATTCATCACATAGACGTCAATCCATGATTTGGTCTTACCGCGAATGAGGTTTGGGTAATAGCTCTTCATCATATTGGCTTGGTTCTCTGCGGTCTTGCTCGGAACATAGTCCTGAATCTCGCCATCCTCGCTCTTAACCTCTGTCATGCCAGAAGGCTGCGTAAAGAACTCCCAGTTATCGGGCTTCACCAGCATCTTTGCCTGCTCACGGGGGATATGATCTGGCACGGGAACCTCGCCAGACATGATCGGCCACCAGTGATCCTCTTCAGGGGCGTTGGTATCAGCTATAACGCCAGTCCAAGACGGGCCACCGTCACGCATAGAGGGATAACGGCCCACACGCATGGTGCAGGCGTCAATGATGCTCTTTGGAATCTCACGAGCCTCGTTAATCCAGATGCCAGTAAGCTCAAGAGACAGAAGTTTCTTCACATCTTCAGGCCGATCAAGCGCAAGGAAGATAACCTCGAGCTCAATGTCGCCCTTCTTGATGTTGTGAGTGTATGGAACCGACCAAGTGAACTTGCCCCAGTCTGATTCAGGGAACCAGTCCAGCCAAGTCTTGATTGTCGTGGTGCGAAGCTGCGGATTGGTGTTACGAATGATTGCCCATCGGCTTTTTCGCACCCCTTCTGCGTTTGGTTTCTGCTCCAAGGCACGACGAAACACCTCGATGCAGCAACCAACAGACTTACCAGAGCCAACGGGTCCACGAATGCCACGGAAGAACGTGTCGTTCTTCATAAATGCTTTCAGCACCTCGCCATCTGGCTTGTATTTGAAGTCAACCATGACGCCTCATAGGCTCTGTATCCCGCTATCAACGCCAACCTTGATCATTCGGGCGGCAACCTCTGGGCCAATCGCCTCAATGATCTTGTCGGCCTCGTAATCATTCACAAAGTCCTTCGGGTGATGCTTCATATGCACCACCTTCACGACCCGTCTGAGCGTATCTCGCTCACGCTGAGAAAGAGTATTGATAAAGCTCATGATTTATTCGCCCGCCGCAGGAGAGACTTCTCAAACTTGCGCATTTTCTTTGTGCGATTGTATTCATCCTCGGATACAACGCGCTGCTTATTGCGTTCCTTCTCCAGATAATCTGTGGCTGCGTCTTCGCCTTGCGTTACGGCAATCAGCTTGCGCTTCAAGCGGTGGCTGGCACGAAAAGCCTTGTCGTTCTGGGAAGCCATGCGGTCATATCTGGCCTCCATGTTCTTTGTGGGCGAACTTCCTTTAGGCATATCTCAATCCCATGCTGTTGTGCGCTTGGCGCTTGGCTTTTTCTTCTCAGGCTTCTGCATAGAAGAAGAAGGTTTGGGTGTCTTCGGTTTCTCATCAATCCAAACCAAAGGCTTTGAGGCAGGCGTTCGGGTTTTCCCGCTATATGTTGTGGCGCCAAGCTGGTGAGTTTCCCCATTCCATGCAGCACCACTGTTCTTCAATACCCACATTATGCTTTCTCCGCATTCTTGTTGCGCTTGATGGACCGATTCGCAGCCCTTGAAATCACACGAAGGTTCTTCTTCGAGTTGTTCTTTGGATTGCCATCCTGATGGTCTACATCTTTTCCATCGCCACGAGAAGCCTTCCCAGACTTCTCCATCTCATATCGGGCCTTCTTGCGAGCACGGTTCGCAGCCATTCGAGACGGTGACTTGTCATACTTACCCTCGCCATTCGCGGAGTAATCCCTGACGTAATTCTTCCCGCTAGGCATCGGAGGCCATCTGCATCATAGGAGCCAGCAAAGAGCGCCGCTTAGAGCCAGTGCGAGCCGCACCATACTGAGCGCCACTGCGATCCGCCTTGCCAGTCATGCTGAGAGAAGGAAGAGCACCGAACGTAGGCTTGAGGCCAGCAACCTGCTTCCCCTCTTTGTCGGTGTAACCGCTGTATATCTGATCGGCACTAGGGCCAGAGGAACCACACATCTATTTATCCTTTGCCTTGTTTCTCTTGCTGATCGCTCGAGCCTTCGCCCTAGCATCAGCCTTGCTGCTTGCACCCCAAGCCTTCAAGCTGAGAAGGAGACGCGTAGGCTCGCCCTTCTCGTCACGCTCAGGCCCCTTCATCCCCGCCATCCTCGCCAAGAAGGACGCACGCCGTGGATTGTCGCCACTCTTAACAGGAGCCTTCAGAGTACCACCCTTGTAAGAGTCACGACCCTTCTGGTTCAATCCCCCGCTCGGGTTCTTGCCCGCCTTCCGCTGCCACGCTGGTGTCTTTGCCATATCCGCTGCTCTTCATCCGCTGCTTTGCAATTCGTGTGTCAGACTTAACCGACTTCTCCGCAGCCTTACCATATCTATTCATGCCATTCTCCGCACTTTTGTGAACCAAAATATTTCTGGGGTGTTGATCGAACCTTTAGCGAGAAAAATGTTTGTGGTAGACCAGTAACAGAATCG